GCATGGAGATTGGAATAATTGGAGTCGCTGCTTCGATCTTTACGCTGGCGACATTGCTTCAAAAAACAAGACACCGATTCGCGTATTGCTCGATGCAGCCGGGATGGGTGGTATTCCGATTTGCTCTACAGAGAGCGGCGGGCCGATTGCGAAATATGGTGAGCAAGGTGTGGGCACTATTGTAAAAAATGCAGTCTCAGAACTTGCTTATCGTCAAGCAGATGACGAAATGAGTTTCTTGCTTGTTTTCTCGATGCGGGACAACGATGCCGCAACGGGCTACGGTCTCTGCCGTCTCGATCATTCCCGCCGACCGGCGTGGACAGAGCTACAGAAAGGAAATTGCCAAGTGATTCTGCCAAGGGCGAGCACTCCACCGCCTCCTCCACCGCCTCCTGTGATCGATACCGACAAGGTAATTGCATTTATTGAGGAGGCTTGGGAAGAGGCCATTCAAACGACGATCACAGGCAAGCAGTTTGCGGCAGCGCCAGCAACGAAGGGGCACTGGCAAAATTCAAAATCAGACTTGAATGCCGCGTTGAAGGAACTCGGCGGAAGCCCATTGCCGTGAGTACACGATGGCGGGAGATAGGGATTGAGGAATGCCTAAAGCACGAAGCAAAGCCCAACAACGATTCTTCTTTGCTGCTGCTCGACGTAGAGGTAGTGGAATTTCCTTGGCTGAAGCTCGCCGTCGAGCACGTAAGGGGAAGGCGTTCAAACGAATGCCGAACCGGGTCAAGAAACGCAAGACTGGACGGCGTAAGAAGCGCAGGTAAAATTGCAATCTAAGGCGGAATACAAGGTTATCGATGGTAAGAGGCACAAGCTCTGTAAAGGTGTGCTCCATCGACAGGGAAAGTTCGTGCCTCTTGATAATTTCTACCATCGGCCGGATAATGGGATCATTCGTAGCGCCTGCATCGATTGCGACTTCGCCAGAAAGGGCGCTGAGCGCAACGTTGAATTTACTCAGCAATGGTGGGCTTGGGTGGAAGAAATTGTCAATCGCGTGGGTACGCGCGAGGCCATGCGGCAGATCGGTGTTTGTGAAGCTTGGTACCGATGGGTTCGCAAAGCAAAGCCTCGGACGATGCACCGCGCTACGGCCAGGAAGATCATCATTGCACTCAAGTACCTTCGTGCTAATGAAATTGTTAGGCACAGGGATTCAATCCATCACGGCGCAGCATTGCGAGGCCACAAAGAGAAGGTTCCGATTCGCCGAAAAGATTTGTATAGGCCACACGGCGACAATGACACTGAAGACAAGCGGAGCAGGACTGCTATAAGTCGCTGAGACCAAGCCTCCTAACGGTGGCTGGCATTCGGGGGAGAGCCGTCTTTCGGGGCGGCTCTCTTTTTGCATTTGAGTTGGGGCGCTATAGTTAATTTCGCCTTGCGAAGAATGGCAATTCATTGAGCCAGCGCGCGGCGACAAACCCTGTAAATTCAAAGCAGCAGTCGTCTCGGCTATCTGGAATTCGTGCTCTTGCACGGCCGGATGAGTGGGCTGTTGGTATGGGCCTAAGAGTGGACGGGCACCATTTTACAATGGAGGGCGGCGAATACATTCGCCAGGTGATCCGAGACACTAGCCCTGAGATTGTCATTCCTAAGGCGGCGCAGACACGATTTACAGTCGCCATGCTCGTGCGATCTTTGCAGTGGATCACTCAGCGGAATTGGCATCATTTGTATTTGCTGCCGCTGAAGACCGGAGCAATTCCATTCGTTCAGCAGAGACTCGATCCGATCATCGATAGCAACCCGGCTCTCAGTAAAGAATTCAAAGCTGTGGACAACCGGCTGCACAAGCAATCGAGGAATGGCATCGCTCTCTACATTCGCGGCACAAACATCACGCGCGAGCTACAGGAGATTCCGGTTGACGTTGAGGTATGGGATGAGCGCGACCGAATGGTTGAGCAAGCCACTGACGGGACTGACCCGCTTGAGGAAGCTCGACACCGTATGGACGGGTCGAAGGTTCGCAAGCTCACCATGATTTCAACACCGACCGTCGAGGGCTACGGCGTCTACTCAGACGATGCGTGGGGATCGAGCGATCAGCACCGTTGGGAAGTCCCTTGTCCTTCATGTGGCACGTATCAGGTTCTAAATTTTGAGGACAATCTGAAATTGGGTGACGGCCCTGATGAGTGTGTCCTTGAATGTATGCACTGCCCACATGCTTTCTCGGACACTGAGCGTGTGGCACTCAACTCGTTGGGGCGTTGGGTGCCACACAATCTTGATGGCCGGATTCGCGGCTATCACATTTCTCAGTTCAACTCGCCTACTCAGCCGCTCCATGAAATTATGAAGGCGTGGTATGCGGGTCAGACTGAATCGAGAAAGCTCAAGTCGTTCCACACTCAGAACCTCGGCCTGCCGTACACCGCTCCCGGCGACAAAATTACACCGCAGGTTCTCGACAAGTGCCGACAGCCCGGTTACTCGATGGGCGGGATTCCGAACGGGCCTCTTTACGTCGGGATCGACGTGGGCACTCTTCTCAACGTCGTCTCACTGCACCTTGACCGCTTCCAGCGAATGATGCTGTGGGATTTGCGGTTGTTTGAAAATTTCGACCAGCTAGACCGATACCTGGGCGACTTGATTAGCTGGAACGCGGTCATCGACGCGCATCCCGAAAAGCATGCGGCTCGTGACCTGGCAGTGAAGCATCACGGCAAGCTCTGGATTGGTTTTTCAGATGACCGAGACCAGAACGAAGAAATTGCAAGCTGGAACTCTCTGAAGGTTGGCGAAGGCGGAAAGGTTCGGATCGACCGGAACATGGCGCTCGATCAGGTCTCGGACGATCACATCAAGGGCCGCGTGATTCTTCCGCCCGACGCTCGCGAGCTTGGTGAGCACATGCCGCGCAAGGAATACAACGGCTACTACCATCAATTCAATCAGATGGTCAGGATCGAGCAGGAGAACACAAAGCAAAATCTTGTTGTTCGGTGGGCCAAGAACAGAAACCCGGATCACTGGCACCACGCTTTCATGTTCGCGCGTGTAGCGATGCTACGCGCTCCGTCTCTCATCGTGCCGTCCAGCATCAGTGATGCGTTCAACAGGACTTCGATCTTTGCCTAGAGAATCCACACCTAACGAGCGGGCCGCTGATGCGAAGAAAAAAGTTACAAGCGTTCGGCGGAAGTACAAGCTCAACGTCAACAAACCGCGCAAGCTTCACGATAAGGAAGTTGCGCACGTCGCGGATATGGTCGTCGTCCTCAAGCTGGCCTCGTATTCCAACACACAGATTGGCAAGATCGTCGGTCTGTCTCGCGGCCAGGTAAAGGAATTTCTTGATGACCCGGCGATGCAGGCTCGCATGGTTGACCTTCGTGCTTCTCTGCCAGCAGCAGCGCTCGATTTGCTTCAGGGCTATCTCATCGAGGCAGTACAGGCGCTCGTGGACGTGATGCGCCGGACAGACGACGACGGACTCATCATCAAGGCAGCGGGTGAGATTCTTGACCGTGCAGGAATTCCAAAGTCGTCGCGTCAGGAGCGAAAAGTCGAAGAGTCTCAAGTGACGGTCTTCACGGATGATGGAATTGTCGAAGCTTTGCGCGAAGCATCGCCTGAGGTTCAGGAGCAGGCCGCGCAGATGATCGAGAACCTTCAAGACTTTCTGAAGCAGGCGTCCTCGGGAGAAGCAGATGCCGACTAAAATTTCTGAAATGTGGACTTGGACACTCGACGCTAGCCGCTCGATCATCACGGCTCCGTGGAGTGCCGTAAACGCCATCAGGAGCGGCGTGAGGGTCTTCGGGATGCGATTCTGGCCTCAGGGTCATCCTGCCAGCGATCTTCCTGTGGTCAATTACGCGATCACGAGGCACCTGTATCGAAATTCTGGCGAAATGGCTCTTGGCGGCGGCTTCTGCAAGCCGATCATCGATCTTCAGGTCGGCTTCATTGGGATTCCGACAGCTTCGACCGATAACGAGTCCGTCGATGACTTCCTGAACGAGTGTTTGCAAATTCACTGGCTCGATGAGATTCAGCAGATGATCCGAGACTCGATGCGGGATTCGCGAACCATCGTGCGTATCCACAAGCCGGACGTGTTCGACCCGCTGATGACTTTGGACGAGTCTGAGCACTGCACACTTGAAATTATTGCGCCTGAGCGCGTCAACATCGAGCGCAACATGCGGAACAAGCGGCTGATCGACCGGGCGATGATCGAGCACACGGTCGTAATGCTCAAGGACAAGGGTGCAGTCTCAGAAGGCCGCGATCCACAGTACGAGGAACACACTGTCATTGAAATTATTGACAGGCAAAGCTTCTCGTTCTTCGACCGGACGACGAATCAGTTCATCGACAGCATGGGAGCGCCGAATCGGTGGGGCTTCGTTCCTCTCCTAGAAGTCCATAACGAGTGGGATTCGGCGCTACAGGACGGTCAGAGTGAATTTGAATCGGTGCTGCCGTTTTTGCAAGCGTTCCATGACTTGATGGTTCAGGGTCTTCGCGCGCACACGTATCACTCGACGCCAAAGGTAAAATTTAAGTTGCGCGACGTGACTCAGTTCATCAAGAACAACTTCCCGAACGTGATCGATGAGAACGGTCAGGTCACAGCCGGTGGCGAAGTCAACTGGAAGGGAAGAGAAATTCTTT